ATCAGAAAAGATTAAACAGGATTAAAGATATTTTTATTTATATATTTGTTCTAATTTAATATGATCTTTACTCCATATAAATATTTTTGCTCTTGATATTCTTTGTATTATATTTATCGGATTATTATTTGGATGAGTTAAATATACAGAATCACATTTTTGAATTTCAATTCCTTCATCTAATACATGGCAATAAATATTTATATATTACAGCGTGGACTATTTTAAATGACACGATTTTTTATTTTTTATATATTTTTGATTTTCTCATAAATTTAGTTATATTTATATCTTTTTTATCTCTTTTAATTAATGAAGATTTAAAATAATTATATAAATTATCTTTAGTTATATTTTTAATTGCTTTTTTAATTGATTTCTTAATTTCTTTATAAGACATCGGTGAGGAAAATAATCTTAAGATTATTTTCCCAGCGTAAAAAATAATTCATAAATTAATTATTTTTTTCGGTTCATCTCTTCTAATATATGTTTTCAATTGATAAAAATATTTCTCTATTGGGTTATTCCAGTGATTATATGGACATATATACACATAATCATTTTGTGTTTTTTTTATAAATTTTTGCACTAATTTATTTCGATGACAACTTGCATTGTCCATTAATATTAATCTTTTCTTTCTATGTTTTGTAATTTATAATTTATAATCTAATGATTTATGTTTCATTATTATAAATATAACATTTATTTATAATAAATTTATTTAGTCAATCTTATATGTCGTAATGATTTATTATGTTTTTCTAAAGAACTTTCTGTAAATACACCAAAATCACATATTTCACAATAATATTTAAATTCTTTTTTTCTTTCTTCTTTAGTTGAGTGATTATTTAATTTATGTGTTAAATAATTATTTTTATTTGTTGATTTATATTCACAATCTGTACATTTATATTCTTCTTTTATTTTTATTATTTTCTTTTTTCTTTGTCCTGTTCTATGTAATTCTGTCTCATTATGTTGTATTAAAGAATATCTTATATTTGTTCCATAATTACATTGTTCACAAAAAAATTTACAATCATTCATAATTATGTATATATATTATTATAAATAAATATTTTTTAAATATCTTTTACTCTCCTATCAAATTTGATAATGATTTTTTAAATTTCATTAATTCTTCTTTTAATTTATTTATTTCTTCCTGTTGTGATATTATGATTTTATTTTTGTCTTCTAATTCTATATCTTTTAATTTAATTATATCATCTTTTTCTTTTAATTTATTATTTAATTCTAGATCTTTAAGAATAGAATCTTTAATTTTACTTTCTCGTGTTATATCTAAATATTTCTTACAATATTCTTGCATTAAGTCAGTATTTTGTGTATGAAATGCATCTATAACATCTATGAACAATCTAGGAATACGATAATTTAATTTTGGTTGTTTGATGGGTTCTATTTTATTATTTACACCACCAATAGTTATTATCATAACTTCTTCAACTCCACATGTATGATCATAACTGTAAGGGTCATGTTTAAAATTACATAAATGGTCTACACAATTTTTTAGAGTTGTTTTATTATTTTGATAAATTATAGTTCCAGAAAATGATACATATTCATAAGTTGTATAATTTGTGATTCCATATTTACTCGGACTGCGCGTAGAAAGACTATTATGAAACTTTATTTCATGCGATTTTATAATTCTACCATAATTTGTTATATATATTATTAATATATTATTCGATATATTACCATTATTATCACTAACAAAATCTGTTCGTATTTGTTTTACTTTAGTGTCAATAGTGTCATTATTATTTAATTGAAATATTTTAATTATATATTCATTATCATTTAATTTATATTCAATTGGAAAATTTAATTTAATTATTTCATTTCCATTGATAAATGTAGGATAAGCACATTGTAGTGGGTGTACTTGTCGATATTCATAATAACAATTATTACAATTTCTGTGATTATATGTATATGTATTTTTACAAGTAAATTTTAAATTATCTTCATAAATATTTTTAATATCACAACAACCATTTTTTAAATCTTCTAAAATCTTATCGACATCTAAATGTATAACTGGTTCTTTTTTTATATATTTTGATTCTTCAAATGTATATTCATTATCATATATTTCATTTCTATAAATTCCATCAATAGTATCTTTTATAGTAATTAATTCTTTTTCACTTGTATCTTTTAATAATTTATGATATTCTTTATAATTATTTATTTTTTTAAGTTCTGTATCTTCTAATGATTTATATTCTTCTTCTAATTTTTTAGTTTTATTTATTTGAATATCAATAGCATTTTTATATTTTTGATATAGATCTACATATTCTTTTGTTTTTTTATAAATATCAATTAATTTTTTATTTTCTTCATCTATCTTATTTTTAATAATATCTGTTATTTCATTTCCAGTATTTAATTCAAGTGTTAAATCATATAATTTATTTTGAATATCTTTTATAGACATTTCTTTTAAATTTATTACGGCATTTTCTAAATTCATACCCGCTTTTGATAATAAATATTTTGCAAAATTTGTTAATATCATTCCATCATTTTTTATAAAACTATAATATTGTTTTATCTGTTGTTTTAATTTATTTATATCAGATGTATCATATGACATTTTTATTATTATAAATTATATATTATTATCTACATATACTTTTACATTCAATTTTTATTATATATTTATGCGTTTAAAAATTATTTAAAAAAATAAATATATAGATTATATATTATATGAGTGAAACAAAAAAGAAAAAAGTTAAAATTAAAAATGATGATATATGTGAAACATATGATTATATGAAAACAAATAAAGATAATATAAAGAATATTATAAAAAATAAAGACGATTTAATTATAATTAATAATCTTGCTATATTAATTAACAAAATTGTTATTCATGCTTTACATTTTTTAAAATTATATGTATTGTATCTTTATGATAATAATTTAAATTTTCCAAAAATAGATAAAGAATTTATATGTGATATATTTAAAGTTATTACTATTCGTAAATGTGGTTCAGGTGGTTATACTGAAGATAATATGCCTAAACAAATGAAAGATTTAAAATTATTTTATGATGAACATTATAAAACAACAATTGTAATAGATGATATTTTATATTATGACAAATTGAGTTATATATTAGCATATGAAGCAATTGATATTGAAAAAAATATTACAAATAATATACAAGAACATTATGAACAACATATTAATAAATTTGTAAATATTACTTTTAAATTAAAAGATAAATTAAAAGAAATTAATGAAAAATATGTTAAACCAGAAACAAGAAAACAGAAAAAAAATTTATTATATGCTGAATTTAGAAATGTAAAAAATGATTTATTATCAACATCGAGCGAATATAAATCATTAAAAACATATCATAAATGGATTATAGAACAAAAAAAATTTATTATTCCTAATAAAACAAAATATGATAAAGATAATATTTTATATGATATAAAAAGTAATACAATAGATTATTTAAAATGTTTTGTATATATTGGTAAAGAAATAGAAAAATATTATGATTTAGAAGACAAAAATAATAGAACATTTAGATTATTTAATATATTACCATTGAGAACAAATATAATACCAAAAAATATAGTTATTGATACAGCAGGATTAATACAAAATTTTTTAGGCGATGAACCTACAAAAGAACATTTAAAAAATTATAAGAAAAATGATAATCAAAAAACATTATGGAAAAGAATATTTAAAATCGATGAAAAAGTATTCAAAAAAAATAATTATATTTTTAATTATATGATTAGAACAGATGGAGTTTCTTTATCTGTTTTATTTATACGAATAGATAAAGAAGGAAATATAGCAAAAAAGAAATTAAATAATAAAATATCTACAGATACAAAATATATTGAAGATATTCAGTGGACAGAAAAATTAAAAAAGAAAAGAGTTGTATGCGCTGATCCAAATTTATCGGATATCATATATTGTGGTTCAAAAGATAAAAATGGAAATTTAGAAACATTTAGATACACGCAAAATCAAAGAAGATTAGAAACAAGAACAAAGAAATATAATAAAATAATTCATAAAGAAAATACAACTACAATAATAGAGGGGAAAACAATAAAAAAGATAGAGTCAAAATTAAGTAATTATAATTCAAAAACAAATAATTTTAATAAATTTAAAACATATATAATTGAGAAGAATAAAATAAATGATACATTATATAATCATTATGAACAGAATTATTTTAGAAAATTTAAACTAAATAGATTTATAAATACACAAAAAAGTGAGGCTAAATTAATAACTAATTTTCATAACAAATTTGGAACTCCAGAAGATGTATTATTTATAATGGGAGATTATGATAAAGGAAATAATCATATGAAAGGTGTAGAACCGATAATATGTAAAAGAATAAGAAAAATATTTAAAAATGCAGGATATAAAACATATTTAATAAATGAATATAGAACTTCAAAATTATGTAATAATTGTAGATGTGAATTAGAGAGATTTTTAATAAGAGAAAATAAAAAACCTAAACATAAAGGTAAAAAATGTCTGGTTAATGGATTACTTCATCATAAAGATGACAAGCAAAATTGCAAGCTAATTCATAACAGAGATAAAAATGCCGTTCAAAATATGTTAAAAATCGTATCATATTTAAAAGAAAAAGGTAGACGCCCGAAAATATTTAGGAGAGAAAAGATAGAAAAATAAACTTCATTCCTGTTTCACGACACGGATATAACCAGATTTTTACAGTAAAAAACAAAAATAATTTTTGTTTTTAATTCTTCGAAAAGATAAAAATACTTATATTTTTATCTTGTTCGAACAGAAAGATATTTTGAATATAAATCAGATTTTTTTTTATTAAAAATCGTGTCATTTAAAATAGTCCATGCTGTAAAATAATAGACATTTATAAAACTATATATATAAGATCTAAATATATTTTACCTTTAATATATCGTGTAATATTATTTTTATTAAATCTAATTTTCTTAATATCTTTATCAAATAAAAATGTTTTAATTTTATCAATTGCAATTTCATATTTTTGATAAATTGTTTCTATATTTGTAAATTTTATATTTATTGTAATATTTTCATCAGTATTTATATTTTTAATTGCAATTAAATATAATACAATAGTATTATTTGGATTTAATTGTGTTTCATATACAAATATATATTCTTGTGATTGTATTTTTATTAATTTTGGAATATTTTCGATTTCTTTTATATTTGTATAAGTAATATTTATTGTAAATGTAAAATATAAATTTGATCTATTATTTCTATATGTTTGTTGAAATAATGTTCCATAATATGATAATCCAGCATCATCTAAACTAAAGATATTATATTTATATTTATTGATGGTATAATTATATAATGATAATATACTTTGTTTATAATATGAATTATCTAATTGTATATTTGTTTTATCATCATTATAAATAGTAAATGTTATACGTTCTTTTAATTTTGAAAAATATATTCGATTATTATATCCATTAAATAAACCAATATCTGTTTCTAATGCAAATCCTTTATTAAAATTTGTTTTAATTATAATAATATGTTTATTTTCATCATTTATATTAAATAATTCATATTCTGTTAATTTATCTGTTAATTTAAAAGAAATATTTTCTTTTGAAAAATTATTTATATTATTATCTATTAAATTTATTATTTCTAAATTATTTTTTTTAGATGAATATGAATCATTGTATATATCTGGTATATCATAATTCATTTTTTATAATCAATTATATGATATAGAATAATATTTAATAAATAAAATTCAATTTTTTTATTATTTTTTATCAGGTTTTGCATCATTATCTTCATAATATGGATGAACATTTAATATAACACCAATACCATGAACTGTACCAGAACGAATAACAAAAATCTGATATGGTTCAATATATTCTAAACGTTGTTTTAGTTTAAAAGTAACATATGCAAAATCTTTTGATTTAATTACTTCTTTATTATCATTATTAGATGGTTCATAAATCATTCTACCAGTTTGTCGAACATTACCTATTTGAAGCATTGGAGAATAACCATTTTTTAGTGTTGCAGAATGATTTAGAATAGTAATTGCTGCATTAAAACGCCAACACATATTTTTTTTTACTAAATCTTTAGATTTAACTAAAATCATTCCTTTACGAATAGTATTTCTTGTAATATCTTTATCATTTGTACCAATAGCAATAGTAATTCGATGATGATCTTTTGCTGTTGTTATTTTTTGTTGGAGATAATTTTGCATAGATTTTACTCTGACTTCTTTAAATTCTTTACCAAATGGTCCAATATGCATAATATCTCCAACATTAATTATACCACATCGATTCATTCCTGCAACAATTAAACCAATACCATTTTTAACATAAACACCATCAATAAAAAATACATGATTATTATTATTTATTGGATTTGGAAATAATTTTTTATCCATATGATTTATAAAATTTTTAATAATTCGATTATTACATCGTTCATCAAGTTGTTTATCTTGATTCATATCAAAGTTATTCCACATATTACGTGTTTTTAAATTACACATAATATCTTGAATAAAATCTATAAAATAACCATTTTTATTTGAAATAGTTATTACTGGTATAATAAGTTGTCGAGAATTATCTGTTTTTAAAATAGAATTAATATATTCTAATTTGGAGTTTTTATAATTTTGTTCATCATTTGATTTATTAAATGGTGTATTAATAAATTCGGCAGGTATTTTAATAATATTTTTACAATAATTTTCAATCATTTTACGTGTTTCACCATATATATTTTCTGGTGTAATATCGTAGCGTGTAATTAATATAATAATTGGAATATTATTAGACATCAAAATTGTTGCATGTTGTTTTGTCATTGGAAGTATTCCTTTATTTGCACCAACAATTAAAAATGAATAATCTGGAAAATGTCCTGATATACCATATGCTGTTGTTTTAAAATATTGTTCTTGACCACATAAATCTATAAGTGTAACTGCTTTTTTATTTTTAGTAACTATAGTTTTAGAAGAAATACTAGAAGTTTTTTTTGCTTGTATTTCGTGTGGAAAACGTGCAACACTTACTCGAGCACTTCCATCACCATTATCAAGTTTTCCAGTTGTCATAACTCCAACAAATGTAGATTTACCCGAATCAGCAGAACCAGCAATTGCGATTCCTAATTCAGTAATGTACGGTTGGATGTTATCTGTAGATAAATCCAAGCGTAATAATTTGTCTTTAACAAACTCTTTCTGTTGGATGTTATCTGTAGATAAATCCAAGCGTAATAATTTGTCTTTAACAAACTCTTTCTGTTGGATGTTATCTGTAGATAAATCCAAGCGTAATAATTTGTCTTTAACAAACTCTTTCTGTTGGAT